AAATTTATACTCTAAGTCCCATTATGGCTTACATCCCCTACCCTAAAGGGATAGGGGTTTTACGCCACTGTTATAAAAAATGTCCACAATCAATATGCTCTATGTCATAACGCAAAATACCTGAAACAGTAATAAGTTTATAATCTCTTACTATATTTCCAGGTATTTGTACATCAGATAACATACCAATATGAGAAGTACCACTTAATGTATGAGGTTCAGCTACATGTGAAGTTACTACTTTTAAACGTCCTTGAGAATCTAAAGTAAATGGAGACCAGGCTCCGTTTTTATACGCCATATTATGTGAAGAATTACGTATATAACCATTAGAATCTATATTCTGTTCTTTCACCTTTATAGCACCACTATCAATAACAGTACTTAACTCTGTAGCAACTTCTAGTTTCGAACCATTAGCCCCACTTATGGTAGAAAGAACATTACCGTCATTATCTATTAAAACCACTTCACCTTCTACTATAGAATACTCCACCTCAATAACCTCCTATTAAATTATCTCTCTCATATTGTATAGATACAACTCTATTACCTACTCTATTAATAATTCCAGATAGTGTGGCAATTACATTTGTACCAGTTTCATAATCATATATCCTTTTTTCAAAAGATACTACTTTACCTGCCATTCTATGTAAAGCAGTAGATGATATATGATAGGTTTTAGTAGAATCAAGCCACTCATCCTCACTAACTACTTTATTTGCCACTCTATTATACTCTATATATTTGTTACCATTATGTAAAGCTATATGCTGTACTGGAGTTATTCCACTACAAACCACAGAAGTACCAATCCCTGAAGCTATAAGTGTCCAACCGGTATCTAAACTTGTTGTTTTATTGTAAATGCCCCCACCACTTATAGTTCTTAAATATATAGAGCCTACATCAGCTTTTTTACCAAAAATAGAAGGGTCTTCTATCCCTGTAAGTATTTGAGTAAGTCCATCATCATGTAAAATTTCAATACCATTCTTAGCATTCAAATAATTAGTCATAAAATTTAGATATAAAAACTACAATAACACTACTTGTGTTTAAATACCATTTCCCCCTCTTATTAAGATGATTAGCCATAAATTTACTTAATTATTTCTTTAGTTTTTTTTCACAAAAAAGAACATTACACCTCTTACATGCAAAAATATGAAACCCTTTATGGGATTGTACTGGTGTAGCAGCCGCAGAATGAAATGAAAAAGTGCAACAGGTAATTCGTAGTATAAAATTAATAATACTTTTAAACATAGCAAATTTCTCCTCAAAATATTGTTAATAATAACTTCTTAATAATAAAGAAGTTACTTTATTAAAAAAGGGGACTGCATTTTTTTAAACACAGCCCCCTCCCATAATATTAACTAATTATATATTTAATTCATTTATAAAAATACTAACTAAGTACAGCAGTAGTATTTATAGAAGTTGTCTGTACAGTTATTCTCTGTGTCTTAATAGTTACAGCAAAAGTACTATGATTATCCACAGTTAAACTCATATTAGTACCATTAGCAGAAACATCAAAATCTACCTTTAATTTAGTACCAATAGTAAGAATTGCATATTCAGTAAGATCAGCAGAAGTAGTACCATCATGCATAGCATAAATCTCGGCAGCATACCTATTCCCTGAACCATCATAAGCAATTACAAACCATTTAGCACCAAGATTACCTGCTTGAGCAACAGTATCTAATACAGTATTAGTAGAAGATGCATTCACAGATGTAGTAGCCTCAGTAAGTACCGCAGCGGCAAGATTATCATGTGCAGTATCAACATTAACTATATACTGATAATTATTATTAGTAGTAGTACCTAAACCAGAAACAGTTGCATCAGTAGAGGCTAATGCAGCATCCAACGCTGATACAGCAGCAACAGCAGATGTACTATCTACAACATAATTATTAGAGGTATAATCCATACCAGCCAAACCAGTAGAAGACCCTACAGCAGCTTCAAGATCATCAATATCTACCCCATTAGCAGCTATACCGGATGCGTTTGTAGCTATACCAGAGGCATTTATAGTAATATCCCCCTCATTTACAGTTACACGAGCATCTAAAGCAGTAATATTAACAACACTGCTATTTGATCTTGCATCTAATTTTTCTATAGCAGTTTCTACAGAATCAGCAGATGAAATGCTACCAGAAGTAGCAACATAACCATCAGAAATAGCAATAGTAGCAGCCGTTTCAAGATCGAAATCAGCTATCTTTATTACTTCAGATGAAGTACTATTCATCATATAAGCAGCACCATCTTCCTGAGAACCTGGCGAATCTAGAAAATCATACCGTACAGCTACAGCATCATTAGCACCTAATTGATCAGTATTCACCCACTTATCACCACTAGCATCCCAAGTATAAATCATACCTGACGTAGTAGCATTTGTAGACAGTACTTGATCACCATCAGCCCACTGGGAATAATCCCAATAAGGAAGATCATCATCAGAAAAATGATCAGTACCTGAATAAGCACCTACACCAGTATTAACTATATCAGAAGTAGCAGCAACAATTGCCTGCCTCCAATTAACACCTGTAGTAGCAACATTATTTACTGAATGCAATGCAGCATCTAATTTACTAATAGCTTCCTCTAAAGAATCACCATCAGAAACATAATTTTCTTGATTATAATCAGGACTAGATGCCCCAGCAGAACCAGTATAAGCCTCCAAATTACTTATATCAGCAGCATTAGTAGAAATATTACCAGAATTAGTAGTAATATTAATTACATTAGTAGCTATTCCAGAAGCATTAATTGCTATATCACTTTCATTAACAGTTACTCTTCCAGAAAGTGTGGTTAAATCTGCATCAAGACCAGATGTAGTAGTTTCCACATCATATAATTCCATATCTAATTTATCAATAGCGTCTTCTAATGCATCGCCACTAGTAATGTAGTTTTCCTCTGTAAATTCAGTAACAGCAGGATCTACATTATTATTATTACCAATAAACGACTGGATATTATCAACATTACCTGATTCATCAGTATTAGAAAGTACCCATCCAGTAGTACTATCTCCAGTATAAAGTAATTCAAAATAACAATAGTTTAAATCAATTACTAGATCATCACTTGACCCATTCATATTTAAACCATTAAAATCTACAGTAACATTATTAGTTTCAATGTCACCAAGACCTGCAAACCCAACTACGTCACCTATTTCAGGTGATGCAGGCATTAAAACAGTAAAAACTCCACCTGAAGAATCTAATACATAACCTTTACTTGCATCAGCAGAAGTAGTTCCAGAAGCTGTATACCAAAGTAACCCACCACCTTCTATTTCACTATAAGGCTGCCAATCAGTATCAGCTGGACCTGTTTTTTTATAAGACACACCATCTGATTTAAGATATAGAGACCCTTCTGGTGCTGCAATACCTGCTCCAGAAGAAGGGGTATCGATACCATTAAGTACATCTGCTTCAGCAGTAGTACCAAAAATTCTAAGTCCTTTTTTTATTCCAAAAAGTGCCATAAGTTAATTCCCCCTTAAAAAATTTTCAATCTTATAATACTTTTAATTAAGGAAGATTCATTGTTTGTAATACTAATTTTACAATGACTTCCATTAGCTATATATATATTTATAGCTATGTTAAAGCGTTTGCCTAAAAAAGCGTATTTTGTAGATTCTATGCAATTATCATTATACAAACTTGAAACCTTAATAACACCTTTCAATCCACCACTAATAGTTTTAATATCACAGTCAAATGAGTCATACTTATCTAAATCTATATCATAAAATTCTTTTGTTTGTCCAGGCTGTATAGTTTCTTCAACAAGTCTTGTGCTAATTCTTTTTAATACAATCATATCACACTATCCACCTGTATCCTATTAAACTATCTTGAAATCTGCAATTCCATCACCCGTTTATATAATAATCTACATAATGTATCCTTATTAGCCATTTGTCTAGCTTCTGATAAAGAATATTTTAATAACCCTAAATCAGTAAGTTTAGGAAGCACTTCCCTTGCCTTTCTTACTGTAAGATTGACTATATCGTCCACTTGCATTTTCTTAGCTATCATTGGAGCCGAATATGAACTTTGCTGCGTAGTTACTTGTGGATCAATTGCAGAATCTATATCATCTTGATTGCCTTCTTTAAAACCATAAACAATTCTCCATGTATTAGTATCTTTCAATTTTACATTTTGTAACCAATCAATGAACTCTTTACCAGGGGCCATATCATATTTTTTACCATATTGCTCAAACAACTCAGTGAGTGGAATCTCACCACCAGGCCTTACTGACCGTTTCATTGCATACGCCCAACCACTTGATATATTTTTTACATACCCTTTCATAATAAACACTCCTTTTCTTATTTTATTTTACCTTGTCCAATTAGAAATTACTAATTATCTTTTAACCATACCTAACCTATCAATAATAAAATGTAACATATTAGATAGTCTATGCATTGCTATTACATATAAACAAAACCATAAAAAATCACCATTAAATATAAATATACTAGTCATAATTAACATACTTGCCCACACAGAGAAACAGTACCCACAATCAAATATATTATGAATATAATTTAAAATCTTTGAGTTACTTTCAAATAAATACTTACGTAATGGAAAAAAGAACTCAGATTTTACTGCTAACTCTGTAATTGCTTCAATGCAAATAACAATAACTAAAATTTGTAATATAATTATACTCATACTATTTATATAGTGGTTAGTTTAATAGTAACATATATGTTCTATAGCCACAATCCCATATTCTATTATATCCTTTAGTCATAATTAAGTCTACTTCTGTTTCAGTAACTATTGGTTTTTCTTTTGTCTTTCTCAAAGACGTGATGCTACTACGTTTTCCGCCCTTAAAATAATGTGGTATATATTTAGTGAACTCTGTCAAAGTAAAACCAAGAATTTCATATACAGGATTAAATATATTAGTATACCTCATATCACAACAAACCTTAATATTATCATATCCATTAACTTTAGCATAAAGTATCACTTTTTTAAGTAATTTACTTACACCACCTACAACAACAGTATTAATAGACGAACAAACTCTTTTTAATTCTAGTGTTTTACCTACACTACTATATTTTCCACTTATGGTACCTACAGACATGGCTGCTACCAAATCTTCACCATAATATAAACCAAACACTTTTTCAAACGAACACGCTCCACATAAATGATGCCCATCAAAAAATTTTACTGCATCCGTATTATTTACTTCATATAATGCACACTTCCTAGCATGTATTCTACAAGCAGTTCTATGTATAGCTTGTATTATTATCGATTCAATTAAATCAAATTTATAAATTATTTCATCCTCAAATATAGTTATAAGACGTATTCCTTTTTGCTTACAAAACATCATCTTATCATAATGATAACTACGTGGAATACTATTAGCAGTATCAGAATGCCAATACAGACCACAAACCTCTATAGCCAAATTATAATCAGGTAAATACAAATCCAACTCTTTTGGATATATTTGCACTCTATCATTATAGATTACTTTAATATCTGGAAATCTATGTATAAAAATATCCCTTATTTTTTGTTCTGGTCTTGATGTATAATTATTCTCAAGGTAGCACGTTCTACACCTATTACCAATAAAATTAATAGAATCCCTAAAATTATAAAAAGTAGTTTCCCACTCATGCCCATAAGGGCAAAGCAACTTTATTTTTGTAGTACTATTAATATATTCTTTTGATAATAATTTATACCCTCGTTGTTCTACATAATCTCTTACATACTCAATAGTAAGTTTTGCTGGTTTACCCATTATGTAAGATTTTGCATTTGGATGCCTCTTTCTATACTGTGCAGCTTTAGTCAAAAGACATCGTTTTCTATTGTTATAATAGTACACTCGACCTTTTTCAATAAGCTCTTTCTTGTCTCTTAACTTATGATAATTTCTATTTTTTATTATTACTCTAGTAGCCTCACAATCATCTGAACCACAATAAATTTTTTTTGAATAATAAGTTATAAACTCTCTACCACAAATAGGACATACCCTTTTATACTGTTTATAGTTGTTAGCAATTCTAGTTCTTCGCCTATCTCTTTTACGATCAGCAATCCTACGTCCTTCATCTTTACACTTAGGACAATACTTTTGTCTTGGGCTAGTTGGAGTATATTTTTTTCCACACAGTTTACAAACCTTAGTCTTATATGTAACCATAATTTTAACACGTAGTTAATTTAGAAATATTAAAAGAAGAACATTCCCCAGAATGTCCATACTTATAATGACATTTAACACAACACGCTACACCATTATCAGGATCTAACGCCAATCCAGGCTCTAATTTTTTAGGTCTCACATGATGAGCATGTTCAGCTTTTTCACCGCAATATTCACATTTGTAGTCTGCCCTTTTAAGCACTTCTTTTGACCAAGTATTTAATTGTGTTGTAGTAAAATATATACTTTTATTACTTTTACACCCATTCCGCTTATTAAATATAGGGCAATTATCCTTACAAACATCAGAACAATATAATCTACATTCTCTATCGGTATTACCTTTTATAAATTGAGCTCTTCCCTCTACAGACGTTCTTTTTGGTATAAACCACTTACCACAATAAGCACATCTCACTTCCAGTAAACCATTATTATTTTTAACCTCTTCAACAGGAATTAATTGTTTAGCATAAGTATCAAATAAAGGAATATTTTTCTCTACTACACCACCTTTAGACATTCTTTTTGATATAGCACTACATTGTAAAGCAGTTTTCTTTAACCCAGTCAAAGCTGTTGAAATCTTAGCTCGTACAGCTGTTGATTTATTAGAGCAAGAAACACTACAAACATCTGTAGGATAATTAATACGCATAAAAAACGACTGACCACATACACTACATGCAGATACAAACTTATAATAAAGATTATTCCTTCTGAAAACATCTCTTGTATAAATATATAAAAATTCATCTATCTTTTCTAAACCACCACCATCATATTCTATCTTCATATATATTATTTTATAAAAAGGTTATTTTACAGCAAAGCGTCATTACACCATAAAATAACCTTTTTATTATTTTTTTTAATTATAAAAATAGGTCTATAAACTTCTATCTATAATACCCATACCTAACATACGGCTATCCAAACACCCAAAACCCAACTCAGCCCATCCAAAAAATCCTTGTTTCTGTACACGCAATAATGTTGGATCATCATGAGCTTCATATTCCTTACGAATAGGCATAACTAAAGAGTCATTAACACTTAAATCAAACCCAATTATCTGTGTTTCACCTAGTGTGCCTATAGTACCGTCTGCTGCTGTAATATTAGGATTATCTAATGTATACGCATTATAAACATTACCTGAAGCAACGAATTTACCATAAGCAGACCCATCACCATTAATATTATAAAGACCTGTAGCACCTAAATGCTGTATTTCGTGCAGAGAAACATTCCAAATACTCCCCATCCCTGATGCTTGAAAAATTTCTCTACGTGTTACCGGATCAATATCAGTATCTGTCCATTCTAATCGTTTATTCTACAAGTCATTTCTGCTTGTCCCCAATTTTTCAACTGGATATCGGAACATATCATCATCCTATTAATTAGGATGCAAAGCGCTATAAAGGTAATTTATAGTTCATACATTTTACATCTTCAACAAAAAACTTTACAATATCAATAAAAGTAGAAATATCCTCTTTTTTATCGCATCTTAATTTATAACCATAGTCTTTAAATTTATCAGTCATACTATTATGATTAACATTAAATTTTATATTGAATTTCTTACAGAAATATTCACTAATCATATTACACTCATCCTTAGTAAACACATCAGTATGTAAACAAACAGTTCTATAAGTAAATTCCCCTCTTTTATATGTATATAAAGACCCATCATCCATATACCAAATTGCTATAGATAATGGGCTTAATCTATTTAATATAGATTTTTTAACTATTTTCTTTGCACCAGAAATTCTATTTCTATCTGTTAGTTTTCCACCCACATAAAAATTTTTATACATATAATGAAAATTTTTTCTATGTTTAATATAAGCATCATAACCCTTAAAAATCTTAGTTCCTATTTTTTTTATAGTATTATATATACTTACATTATCAATGTATGCCTTAATAAGTTCTATTTTCCAATCTAAATATTCTTTATACTCTTCTTTATGGGCTATTCTCAATTCTGTTCTATTCCATAATGGTCCTTTCTTAGATTTTTTTTCTGGGCCTTTTATTAATTTAAATCTATTTAAACAGCCATCTCCTAATAGCATTCCTATTACAGCACAATTAAAATCATATTTACTTCTAACTACTAAATTACCTTTTTTTGTTCTCTGAACTTTCATAGCTTTCTCCTATGCTTAGCTGCTGATTAGCTTGTTTTCTCAATTTAGCTTTCCAGCAATTCACTTTGTTATTCATTCAATCATTACTGACTGAAGCCGCAAATGGTTTTTTACGGATATCAGCTGCGTCTTCCGGGGCAAGGTAGAGATCAGTTAATGTTCTACCTATCCTTTTAAACCCAACTATCATTTTATTAATTAACTCTTTAGACAAATAACCAGCGCCTTGAGCACTAGGACTAATTTCATATATTGGAGCAGGTCTAGAACCTAAAAGACCTTTTCCTGAAAAAGCCGACGTTGCCGCAGGCATAATTACTCGCCAACCACTCTCTTCTTCATAATTAGCTATATCTTTGGCAGCACGATTAGTCGCCCTAGCCACGATATCAATTCTTGAGTCCCTTGCATATGTTATTTTCCAATCTGCCGAAGCATCGATTGTAAATGTAGGGATATAAACCTCTTCACCTATCCCCTCTATAAAATTCTGAGCTACATCATTCTGTTACTTTTATGACCTAATCTTAAATTAGGCGGGGAAGCTCTTCGGCATTCCCTCTCTACGTCTCCGTAGAAGTTCAGACTGTATCATCATCCTTCAAGGATGTTTGACGTTCAGTCGTTGGGGGCTTCAATTATTTTAATCTTTTAGGTATATCTTTTGTTATTTTATCACGACTATTATTTAAATCTCTAAGTGCTATAGCTATTTCTATGTCTCTATCTGAAACTGGAGTACCTTTAGCTACTGTCATTCTATTACTTACATACTCCAACAATAAATCGGCTTGTTTTTTCTTAGCTACACCATAAGCAGCTAATACAGGTAGTGATTTACTTAGTCTCTTTATTCCTCGAAGTGAGACTTTATACCCAATTTTTCCAGTTTTTCTAACAGTAGTTGTTATATATGCACCAACATTAAACTGTTCTTTTATTATTCTTACACAATTAGCTATAAATTCTTCACTATCATTAGCAATTTCGATTGACGGAAAGAAATACAATGCTTTATTTTTATGATGGTACTGCTTACATAAAATATAACACCCGTCACTATCAATAGCACCTATTAACCATCCTAAATCAAATAATTGGTTGCCACCTGGTTGTCTTATATCAGTCATATTTTCACCTCAGTAGTAATAACTGCTTAACAAGAATTTCCAGCGTTACAGTCAAATTTTCATTATTACGTTACCGTAATATGGGTCAGTAGTTTAACCAAGCCCAGGTAAAACCCAAACAGGGATCTCAAAGTCTTCACTTACAGGATATACTGCCTGAGCACCAGGTCCTAAATGTTCTACAGTAAAAAGCTGTCTCATAATAGAGTCAAGCTCTATTCTTTGTAGAATCGGTGTCGTTAAAGCGGCAGCAAACGCACGGTACGCCGCCATTCCTTCTGGCGTATTTATTGCTGCTGTAGCTTTAAGGAGTTCCCGCATTTCTTGTTCTTCCATTAATTAATCCTCCTATAATTTTTTATTTAATTTTGGATGTGTTAAATACACATTAATCCAAACTTTAATTACATTACACAAGCAATTTTACCCTAATAGGGTATAAAGTTACATTATCTATATTAGCCTGACATTTAGCAATACTTGCGCCTTTAACTACTTTAGCTACAACTACTGCCGAACATCTATCGCCCTCAATAATATCATTAGCACCATCAGATGTAGTTGTACTATTGGTAAGTCTTGCATCATCTGCAGCAGCAAACAACGAAGCTCCTGGGGCCATTTTTGTTTGAACTGTCCCTTCTGAGTTTCTAGCACAAGTATAATGCACAGTATCATAAATACCTAAATGTGCTACACCTACAGGAACAGATTTATGCCCAGTAATTACACCAGAAGCATTATAAAATGGCTGTGCAATAACATCACTAGACCCCAAATCTCCTGGCATATAAAACCCTGTTGGGTGCACTTGATGATATCCTACTTTAACCTTCTGCATAAGGAATCCAAAAGGAGATTCACTTACACCATGAGCCATTTTTTTAACCATAGGCTCCTCATTAGATGCTGTAGGATCTAAATATACAACTGAACCAGCATACGCTACTACATTACCAATACCACTACTCCCAAAAGTACTATTTTCTGCATAGCTGCAAAATTGATCTTCTATAACTGGATGTCTTGGAATAAACATAGTTTATTTTCCTCCTTAGGTCATTATTTATCAGCATCGTTAGTAACCAATGATGCCATAGCTTTTCCAAATTCGGCATATTTTGATACTAAACTATCTGAAGGATTAACTTCAAAATTCATAGCTGCAGATACAGCATGGCCTGCTGTTATATTTGCAGGAGGTGTAGTTGAAGCACCCACATCACCAGTTGTATCTGTATCACCATCAGGTGAGTTACTTACATTATCACCCTTAGCATTATTGTTAGCCGCAGATTGGGAATTATTAGTATTTGCATCTGCTGCAGCATCCTCTAATTCTTTTTCTATTGCTTTACGAAGTGCAATTCTATCTTCTTTATATGAAGAAAATTCAGCATCAGACATATCTCTAATTTTAGCAATCTGATCTTCTATATTATTAATAATTGCTACTTTATTAGCTTTAAGTTCTTCCATTCTAGAACTTACTAAAATTTCTTTGTTTAACTTATCTAAAGACTCTTTAGTAGATACTAAATCCTTCTCAGTCTCAGTAACTTTTAGCTTTGCTGCCTCAAGTTCAGCCTCAAGTTCAGAGATTTTAATGTCTTTTTCTTTAATATCATTAGTAGCAACTTCTTGCATTTCTGCAAGTTCATTTTTTGCTTCTTCTAATTTCTCTGTAAGTTTACTAATCGTAGACGCTGATTCACTAAGAGTCTCCTGCGTTTTTTTAATCTGATTGGCTTGTTCTTTTTCAGAGAAAATACCTTCAACGATCTTTTTTACATCATTAAGTAATTTTTCGTTTTCCATTTAAAGTATTGACCTCCTTATAAATTAAGTAATTCTTTTTTTATTTTAATCAATCTGAAATTTCATAATGTTTATTATTACATCACGGGTAACTTTGTGCTAGTGCACCCATACCACTAGTATTTAATGTACTAATATCAATACCTGCTCCTAATATAAACTGCACATTAAAAGTAACATCAGCAGTTACAGCTGACCCTGTTACAATCTTAATTACATTAGTATTAGTATTATAATCTACCCAATAATCGGATCCAGGATCAGATGTTGGAGTAGCAGTAACATTAGCATAAGATGCTAACTCCATATCGTAAAACTTTATTTTATCTGCTATAACTACTTCTGTAGCTGTTCCTGACATAGTTGCCTGTGTTGACCATATAAAAGGAACATAATGTGTATTACCCATACATTTAAAAATCGCAGCTGATTTATCTGATGCTGCAATCCTAATTTGCTTTGGTGTACTTCTAAGTGACCCTGTTTGGGCTTGTCCTAAATCTGGCATAAGATTTCCCTCCTTATAAAATTAATCTACAAAATTTTTAGCTTTATTTAAAATACTTTGTAAATTATCTAGCAAATCCGCTGTTTTATTTTTTAAATCATTATTATTTAAAAGTGTGAATAAATAAGAGTTTGCAGTTAATTTTACTTTGTTTATTAGACAACCTTTATCTGACACATCTCTTGAAGAAGATGTACAAACATGATCATACGCACTACACCAATTTTCATGTATTATATTACCTTCTTTATCCTCTATTCTCCTTTTATAACTAACACACGTACCTATCGAAGGGCCATGTGCTATATCTTTATCACGCTCATTCCCCCTTACTTCTTTAGAGGTTACATTAATAGCATCAATTGTTGCATCATTTCTATTCTGCTTTTTATCAGTAACATCAAAAACAATTATATCTTCTTCACTGTCTGATGCAGTTTCTAATATAACAGATGGGGGATTTGCTGGATTCTTTACAATACCACATCCAGAAAAACATATACCACGTAATACTCGAGCAACTGTACCAGTAGCTATTTCTTTTCCGTCTTTAATAACTTTACCTTTTTTACCAAAAATACCATCATCAACCACACTAACACCTACAACTTGAGCTTCATCTTTAGAAAGTATAAGATCACCTACTTTAATATCAAAATCAGTAAAGTAACATTCCATTGATACCTTCCATTTATCATTAGCAATTTCTTTTGCTAATTCTGGAAATCTATTTTTATATACAATTGCTCCTATCTGTATATGCATATCTTCAGCATCTAAAGAAGCAGTCTCTGTAGCAACTAAACTTTCTAAATCAAGTTTATTGCCTTCTTTGTCTGTAAATTCCTTAGAAAAAATATGGCCTATAATGTCTTTCTCATCATGCTCAACATCTAGAGCTTTACTTATAATAGAATCTGATGCCGCTACTAATTCAGAACCTAAAAAATAGGCATGATTTAAATTTTCACCACTAGATACAAAAATAGCACTAAAATACTGTAAATCTGGTTGTTTTTCTCCTACAGTAGGTAACTTAATTACAGAAGCTACTTCCTTACGAAGTTCTTCAGTCTCCTCATTAAATTGTAAGTTAGCCGTTAAATAGAATTTATGTTTTTGCATTTTGTTTTCCTCCAACGTCTTTTAGCAGCCTCTGACAACTTTTGTTTATGCGCAGAAGTAAATTTCTTACCTTTTAGTTTATTAGAAATTTTTATTTTAGACTCTTCACTATGATGTTTTCCTTTCATGGGTGATCTAACCCCATACATAGGATTATTTTTTCCAGAGAAATCTGCGTGATTCTTTATCAATTTTAATCTAGCTATTTCTGACATCTTTTTACCTTTACGAATATCAGAAAACCTTTTTCTTTGCTCAAATGAAAAATTAAAACCTACTATGCCATCCCCGCCTAAAGTTAAGTTATACCCGTCAGGCCTTAAAGAATTATACTGTTTTATATAATGAAACTCCATTTCATCTAACTCTTCTTTTGAATTACAGTATTCTATTATTTCCCATTTAAAATCAATTTTTCTGTATTTTAGTAATGCATTATGAAAAACTGAATTATAGGAATGTCTTTTAGCATCAGAGT